TACCAAGCGAAACAGAAATGGACAAACTAAGTCGGGATTATATTCTTTGTTTATTCCTATGGAATGGAATTACGAGGGATTCATTGATGAATTCGGACGACCTGTATTCAGTGATCCTGAACAACAAACATTTGATCCACACGGAGTAGAAATAGATCAAGGTGTTATAAACCACTGGGATAATGAAGCTGATGGTTTAAAAGACGATCAAGATGCTTTAAATGAATTTTACCGTCAGTTTCCAAGAACTGAAGAACATGCGTTTAGAGATGAAACGAAAAATAGTTTATTTAATCTTATAAAAATATACGAGCAAATAGATTATAACGAAGGAAATAGAAACTCATCTGTTTTAACACCAGGAAATTTTCAGTGGACAAATGGAGTTAAAGATACAAGAGTTGTTTTTAATCCAGACCCAAAAGGTAGGTTTAAAATAAGCTGGTTTCCAAATAACAATATGCAAAACAGTGTTATTATAAAAAACGGTGTACGATATCCAGGTAATGAACATGTAGGTGCTTTTGGTTGTGACTCTTACGATATATCAGGAACAGTTGATGGAACAGGATCAAAAGGAGCTTTACACGGATTAACTAAGTTTTCAATGGAAGATGCTCCAGCTAATACGTTCTTTTTAGAATATATAGCAAGACCACAAACAGCTGAGATATTTTTTGAAGATGTTTTAATGGCACTGGTATTTTACGGTATGCCAATACTAGCAGAGAATAATAAACCAAGATTACTTTATTACTTACGTAGAAGAGGTTACAGAGGTTTTAGTATGAATAGACCTGATAAGATATGGAACAAACTATCTGTATCTGAAAAAGAAATAGGTGGAGTACCAAACTCAAGTGAAGATATAAAACAAGCTCATGCTGCTGCAATAGAAATGTACATCAATGATCACATTGGATTATTAGAAGATGGAACTTACGGAACAATGTATTTTAACGAAACTTTGAATGATTGGTCTAAGTTTGATATAAATAAAAGAACAAAGCATGATGCTTCAATAAGTACTGGATTAGCAATAATGGCTTGTAATAGACATTTGTATAAACCTAATCCAAATAAAGAAAAAACCTCACTAAACCTAAATATAGCTAAATATAATAATAAAGGATTATCATCTAGAATTATAAATAAACAAGTATGAAAGGAATGTACGCTCACATAAACTTTCCGTCTCAAGCGGTTAGTGATGCTGAAAAAATAAGTATTGATTATGGATTAAAAGTTGCTCAAGCAATAAGATATGAGTGGTTTAATGGTCATAATTCAAAATTCGAACACACTTTAAATAGTTTTCATAATTTAAGACTTTACGCTAGAGGCGAACAGTCGATTCAAAAGTATAAAAATGAATTATCAATAAATGGTGATTTATCTTACCTTAATTTAGATTGGAAACCAGTTCCAATTATTCCAAAGTTTGTAGATATTGTAGTTAACGGTATGGCTCAAAGATCTTATGAAATAAATTGTTTTTCACAAGATGAATACGGTGTTAGTAAACGTACTGAATATATGGAGTCTATATTGAGAGATATGCGTAGTAGAGAGTTTAATGACATGGTAGCTGAACAGTTTAATATGGATATTTATGAAAATCCAGTTGAAATGCTACCTGACACAGAAGAAGAACTTTCGCTTCATATGCAACTAAATTATAAACAGGCTGTTGAACTAGCTGAAGAACAAGCTATAAATGTTTTAATGGAAAATAGTGATTATGATTTAATCAGAAGAAGATGCTTATATGACTTAACTGTTCTGGGTATATCAGCTACTAAAACTACTTTTGATTATAGTGAAGGTGCTAAAGTTAAATATGTTGATCCTGCAAACTTAGTATATTCTCATACTGATTCTCCATATTTTGACGATTTATACTATGTTGGTGAAGTAAAAGAATTACCAATAAACGAATTAGTCAAAGAGTTTCCAAACTTATCTGAATCAGAAATAAAAGAAATAACTGACAAGGGACAAGATCCTCTTAGAAGATCTGCTCATAGAGATAGAAATAAAGTCCATGTATTATATTTCAATTATAAATCTCATGTTAATGATGTTTACAAGCTAAAGAAAACATCGGCTGGCGGTGAAAAGATTATTCAAAAAAATGATCAATTTAACCCACCTGAAGATTTAGAAGGTGATTTTAGTAAACTAGAGAGAGTTGTTGAAGCTCTATTTGAAGGCGTTTATGTTTTAGGTGCTAATAAATTATTAAGATGGAGAATGGTTCCTAACATGATGAGATCAGATTCTGATTTTAGTAAAGTTAAAATGAGTTATCAAATAGTAGCTCCAAGAGTTTATGAGGGTAGAATAGAATCACTAGTAGGTAGAATAACTGGCTTTGCAGATATGATACAGTTAACTCATTTAAAATTACAACAAGTAATGTCTAGAATGGTACCTGATGGTGTTTATTTAGATGCAGATGGTTTAGCTGAAATAGATCTTGGCAATGGAACAAACTATAATCCACAAGAAGCTTTAAACATGTTCTTCCAAACTGGTAGTGTTATAGGTAGAAGCTTTACATCAGATGGAGATCCAAACCCTGGTAAAGTGCCAATACAACAAATAAACAGCGGAGTTAATGGTGGTAAGTTGCAAGCTTTAATACAGACGTATAATTATTATATGCAGATGATAAGAGATGTAACTGGACTTAATGAAGCTAGAGATGGTAGCACACCGGATAAAAATGCTTTAGTTGGCGTGCAAAAGTTAGCTGCTGCAAATTCTAATACAGCAACTAGGCACATATTGCAATCAATGTTGTATTTAACAGCTGAATCAGCAGAGTGCTTATCACTTAGAATATCTGATATAATAGAGTATTCTCCAACAAGAGACGCTTTTATAAGAGCTATTGGTGCTCACAATGTTGCTACGTTGTCTGAAATGAACGAATTACATTTGTATGACTTTGGTATATTTATAGAGCTACTTCCAGATGAAGAAGAAAAAGCTATATTAGAAAATAATATACAAATGGCTTTAGCTCAAAAACTTATAGATTTAGATGATGCTATCGACATAAGAGACACTAGAAATGTAAAGTTAGGTAATCAACTTTTAAAAGTAAAAAGAAAAAAGAAACTAGAGCGTGATCAAATAATACAACAACAAAACATACAAGCTCAATCGCAAGCTAATACGGCTGCAGCACAAGAAGCGGCTAAGATAAAAATGGAACAAGATAACGCTGCGTATGAAAATCAAGTTGGTTTAGAGAAAACAAAAAGTTCTCTTAAAATGAGGTATTTAGAACAAGAAGCTAGAGTTAAGAAAGAGTTAATGATGTTGGAGTTTGAATTAAACACTGATATTAAAAAAGAAGAAAGAGAAACAGCCGCAAGACTAGAGTCTGTTAGAGAGGATAGAAAAGATCAAAGAATACACATGCAAGCTGATAGACAATCAGATATGATAGAGCAAAGAAAAGGAGGTGAATCACTTAAGAAATTTGAATCATCAGGTAATGATATACTTACAGGAGGCGCTGATTTAGATAGATTTGGCGTTTAATATTTAATATTTTATAAAATTTTATTATGGCAGAAGAAACAAAAAAAATCGAAGAGACTAAAAACAAAAAAGAAAACGTCACAAAGGTTAAGATAAAAAAACCAGTTGATGATGTTGTAAAGGTGAATATAGACAAACCTATTAACAAAGAAAAGGTTGAAGAAAAACCTGTTGAAGAAGAAGTGGTTGTAGTTAACGCTGAACCAAAAGAAGAAGTTAAAGAAGAGGTTAAAGAAGTAAAAGAAGAAACACCGGTTATACAAGAAGTTACTGAACAAGAGGTAGCTGAAGTAGAACAAGAAGTTGAAGAAGCAATTGTTGAAGCTGAACAAACAGGTAAGCCTTTACCTGAAAAAATAGAAAAGCTAATCAACTTTATGGAAGAAACAGGTGGAGATTTATCTGATTACGTTAATCTAAATAAAGATATATCCAACATGGATGATGCTGATGTTTTAGATGAATACTATAGAAAAACTAAATCTCATTTAACACCAGAAGAAAGAAACTTTATATTAGAAGAAAAATTTAGTTATGATGAAGAAGTTGATGAAGCTAAAGATATAAAGAGAAAAAAGATAGCCCTCAAAGAGCAAGTTGCCGAGGCTAGAGCCCACTTAGACAGGCAAAAGTCTAAATACTATGAAGAAATTAAAGCTGGAAGTCGACTTACAAAAGAACAACAGAAAGCTATTGATTTTTTTAATAGATACAATAAAGATCAAGAAAGTCAGAAAAAGTTAAGTGAAAAAAGTCAAAGAACATTTTTAAATAAAACTAAAACGCTTTTCAATGAAAATTTCAAAGGTTTTGATTATCAAGTTGGAGACAAAAAATTTAGGTTTAATGTTAAGGATGTTGATAAAGTAAGGGAAACACAGAGCGATATAAATAATTTCATTAACAAGTTTGCTAATGAAGATAAATCAACTATTGATGACGCTGCTGGTTACCACAAGTCTTTATTTACAGCTATGAATGCCGATACTATTGCTAAGCATTTTTACGAGCAAGGTAAAGCAGATGCTATTAAAGATAAAATTGCTAAAGACAAAAACATTAATCTTGAACCTAGACAAACACACGGCGAAGTTAACGTTGGTGGTGTTAAATATAAAGTTTTAGGTGAGTCTTCTTCTGACATAAAAAATAGATCTTTTAAGATTAGAAAACGAAAATAATTAATAATTTAAAAAGAATATATTATGGCAATTACTGCGGGAGGTAGTTTGAATAGTGTACCTGCTCCACAAAAGCAAACACTAGCAACAAACTATCTAGATTTTACGGGCACAACGGATAACACGTGGGCTCAACAATACCTGCCTGACTTAATGGAACAAGAAGCTGAAGTTTTCGGTCCACGAACAATTTCTGGTTTCTTATCTCAAGTTGGTGCAGAAGAGTCTATGACTTCAGATCAAGTTGTTTGGTCAGAACAAGGTAGACTACATTTATCATACAAAGGTAACATTAACTCAACAAATGCTGGTGCTAACACTGGTGCTGGTGGTACAACACCTCAATTCACAGTAGAATCTGATATTGATGAAACTGCTGGATTTACGGTTGCTAATCACGGTATTAGAGTTAACGATACTGTTATAGTTTCTAATTCAGATGGTATTTTCAAATGTTTAGTTACTGTTGTTGCTAATGAAGTTATAGATTTAGCTCCTTATGGTGCTACTACTTTATCTGCTAATACAACTAGTAAAGGAACAACTGTTTTAGTTTACGGTTCTGAATTTAGTAAAGGTCAAAGCTATGTAGCTGCGGCTGGTACAACTAACACTACTGATGTTAGAGGTGCTAACGAACCTGATTTCAAATCTTTTTCTAATAAACCAATTATAATGAAAGATTACTACGAGGTTTCTGGTTCAGATACTTCTAGAATTGGTTGGGTTGAAGTTTCAAATGAAATTGGTGAATCTGGTTACTTATGGTATTTAAAAGCTGAGGCTGATACTAGAGCTAGATTTGTTGATTACATTGAAATGGCAATGTTAGAAAGTGAATTGAACGTAGCTGGTTCTGTTGCTGATGCAGCAACTATTTTACCAGGTTCAGCAGCAGGTGCAGGACAAGTTGGTACTGAAGGCTTGTTTGCAGCTATTGAAACTAGAGGTAATGTTACTACTGGTGTTACAGGAACTAATGCTGCTACTGATTTAGCTGAGTTCGATGCTATATTAGCTGAGTTTGACAAACAAGGTGCTATTGAAGAATACATGATGTTTGTTAATAGATCAACTAGTTTAGCTATCGATGATATGCTTGCTTCAATGAATTCTTACGGAGCTGGAGGTACTTCTTACGGAGTGTTCGACAACGACGAAGATATGGCTTTAAACTTAGGTTTCTCAGGATT